CTTCTTCTATTTGGGGAAATATTTTTTCAATGTCCTTTTTTAAAGAATTAAATCTTCTTTTTAGAGTTTGGGCCAGCTTTTTTACATTTTGAGCTTTGGTCATATGCTCTAATGATCCTTTTTTTCCTAATTTAACTTCAAGTTTTTTTAACTTATCAATTACACTAACCATTTCATCATGTAAAGAATCTAAATCTGGTTTGTATTCAATGTCCCAAGATATAGTTCCAGTGTCTGGATCTGTTGATGTTTTGGTTGAGATGAAATCTTCCCCCTCTTTAAGAGATTTAATAACAGATGATATGTTTTCTTTAAGATTACCCATTTGCTACTTCTAATTCTTTTGCTAAATCACAATATTGGAGTAAGTTAATTAAATCCTCATCAGCTATATTATTTTGTTTAATCTTAAGGGGAATTAAAGATATTACTTCATTAATTTTTATCTTAATTACTTCATCTTTTACACTTTTATTTAAAGTTTTTAGATTTTTAACAACTTCTTTTGATTTTTTAATATAAAATTCCTTTAATTTAGGTTTATTATCAATTGAATATATAAGTTCTCTTAGTACTTCTTTTTGGTCATTATTTAAGTTTTCATACTTATCATTAAACTTTTCCATTGAAATACGGTAAGTTAAGATTCTTAAATCTTTACCACCTGCGTCAAGTTCCTCTAAAACTTTATCCCTTACTTGGTTTTCTTTTATAGGAGCAACAGTTAAATATTCTAATATTGTCATTTTATTAGATATAATATGCTCTGGAGATGGGGTAGGATTAGTACTTTGGATTTCTAAGAGAGTATAAAATGCTGCTTGAACCTTATAATGTGGTAGCTTATGGTTAAAGAACTTATTTAAATCGTAATGTTCTTGTATTCTTTTAATTAGATTGTATTTTTGGTTTTTAAGGATTCTACGATTTAACAATTTTGAAGATTCCAAAAGGGTAGAGATTGTGATATCTGCCTTAGTTTCCGTTATGCTGGTTTCTTTTAATAAAGTTTCATACAACTTGTATTCTTTCCCTAGCTCAGTTTTTACAAAACATTCTCGTAGAATATTTTTGAGGGGGGAATCTTTTCCTTCTAAAGTATCGGCCGTAATTTGTCTTACAAGAAGCTCAAAAAGGATACCGGTATTTTTATACTTCGAATGTTTTATTTTCATTCTATTATAATATTTATTTATAAATATATTGGGATTGATTATTCACGTATTTGTTTATCATTTAATAATGATTCTTCACCTTTATCCTCTTCAAATACTAACTGCTTTTTGGTGGTTGGAATTTTATCTAACATGCCTCTTTGTGCAGGTGAAATATCTCTACTTTCTAAAGCTAAAGGTGAGTTTCCTTTAAACTTTGGTTTAATTGAATCTGAAGAGTCTTTATCATGTTTCATTCCATCTCTTCCTAATCTATCCTTACCAAACGCGTTATCTTGTTTATTGATATTTGATGCTGATGTTTTAGGTCTTCCTAATTTACTATCCTCATCATACCCATCAGGTGTATTACCAGGTTCAGAATACATTCTTTCTTTACCATATAAGGATGCTAAATCATGAGGCGTACCATATGATTTACCTGTTTCTGATGGATCATTACCTTCATTTGTAATTTGAGCTATTCTAAATTTACGTTTAGCATCCTCCCTAATTAATTCTCTATACTCATCATATTGATCTTCACTTAAGTGGAACACATTTTCATATATCCAATCTGTAGGTAAGAGATTACCTTCCATCATTGAAGTAGCTAAATCTACTTTTTCTTTCATCAATGCTATTCTTTCTTGATCATATATAATTGATGGGGTTGTTAAAGATAATTCAAAGTTATTTAAATCCTCATCTCTATATCCTTGAGAATATAAGTGTACTAATGCTATTTTTTGGAGTTCTGATACTAGAATTCGTTGGATACGTTCTATAGTTCGAGCAAATCTTATATCTTCAGCTGCTAATGTTGCTTTACCTTGTAGATCTTTTTCATATCCTAAGAATGCTTTTGGAACCTTTAAAGCAGCAAATAGTTTATCTCTTAAATATTCAACATCTTGAATACCATCATATTGTAATCCTCCTAAATTATCTATTTTAGTAGCTTGATCATTTCCTCTAACTGGTACATAAAAATCTTCAAGAAGATTTTGCATATTATATTTTAAGTTGTAATCTCCAGTTTCTTGATCTATATATGGAGTACGTTTCATTTTACTGATAGTTTGTTCCATGAAACCTTCAACGTCTTTAGGTGCTATATTACCTACATTTATATAAAAAATACGCTTCTCAGGAGCTCTAACAATTCTATGTATTAACATAGCATCCTCCATCATAGTATACTGTTTAAATAATTTACGAGCAGGTTCAATATAAGATCTACCATAAGGTAAGAAATTCATATCAGTTAATAATCTAAAATGAGCAACCTCATAATTATCAAAAAATAGTGAATTTTCATGTGAATCTCTTGATGATGGGACATTATAGTACCCATAACTAGAAGCGGATACACCTTCAGGATCAAATTTAAATCGTATTTCTGATGGGTTTTCAGGATCGAATCCTTCTTGCCTTTCAATATGAAATGCTGTGTATGGTATTACATTATATACACCAAATTTTTCAGCAACCTCTAATTTTAAAAAGAAATCACCATATTTACACATATTTCTAACCCATGGCCAAAGATTAAATTCTATATTTATTACATCATAGAATAGATTATATAATATTTTTTGGATGTCTTCATCACTACTTCTAATTTGGAGCACTTCTCCCATATCATTTTTTAAAGTAGACTCATCTGCTATAATGTCTAAAGCTGATGCTATAATAGCATCTGTATCCATAGCATCATATTCAGAGTATAGTTGAGGACGTAGAGTTTGATAATTAAAGGAGTTTTGGGAGCCATATAGGGAAGTTCCGGAATTTGTGTAGACTCTATTAAATCTATCTACTAGAGCATTAGTTTCAAATTCTCCAGTTTGTTGGATTCTATTAATATCCATTACCCCTAACTGGTTACCTCCTGTATTACGGATGATAACATCAGTTGAAAATAATCTCTTTAATCGTGTAAATAACTTTTTGTCTGACATTTTGTTTGTTTGTTTTATTATTTTTTAGTACCTCATAATAACCATGAGATATCTTCTTTACCACCCTCAGAGTAGGGATTGTTAACTTTATAAGGATTTTTAATAACCTGAGATGAATATCCTCCAGAGTATTTTTGGCTAGTTGTCGTGGTATTATTTAACATACTTTTAGTTAAATCAATTCCATGTTGTTTAAATTTAAACGCTGTATCACGCATATACTGCCCTATACTAAACGGCATTACTAAATCATCATTATATCCTGTTTGTGCTTCTGCTCTACCATTTTTCCAAATAAACACTTTCATTTCTTCTATTAAACGTCTAGATTGGATAGTTACTCCTTTATCAGAAATTGCTTCTTGGAATTTACTTATACAAATTGGTCTAACTCTTGAAGTCATTGAAAATCCAGCTGTCATTTTTGAAGTATCCATATATTCGCTAAAATACGAATTAGCATCTATTTCTCCACTCTTAGGTGAATAATATAAATTAGAATATTCTCTATCTATTATAGTTTGAATAGTTGACCACCCAATACTGGCATTTTCAACTACTAATAATGCGTTATTATATTCTGTAGCTATTCCTACTAATAAGTGACCAAATTCTTTAGTACCTAATTGCCCCTTATATTCTCCAACTTGAACATTATTCTCAATATCTAATATATGAAATCCTGAGTAATCTTTTCCATCACCTCTAGCTACATCTGCTACTACCATATAGGATCGAGAATAATCGGCAGGTTCCCATATCCATAAGTTTTGATCTGCTCCCCTTTTTTCTAGAGGATCAGAAATAAATGTCTTTTCATAGTATTCTAAGAATTCACTATAAAATACAGTATCACCAGATGTGCTAAAATCACAATCACATTCTTGCGCTGCTAATCTAGGATCTCCTAATAATTCATCCTGTTTATCTCTCCAAGATTGATCTCTTTCTGGGTGTACATCCCATGGAAGTCTAATAGGAAGGAATTCATTTTTAGCATCAGTTTCAGCTTTCACCCACATTTGATGGAACCAGTTACCCGTACCATATGGGGTTGATAATACTATAGCACCCCCACCTGTAGCTAAGGTTTGTTGAGCAGATGCCCATGTCTCTGCAATATTATCAATAAAAGCAGCTTCATCTATTATTAGCAACGATACAGCTTCTGATCGTGCTGCTTCACTATTAGAGGATTTTGCTTGAATTTTTGACCCATTACTTAACCTTAATGAAAGTTTGTTATTTTCAACTGAACTTATTTTTAGCCAACTTGGTAAATTTTCATACATGAATTGTACCTTCGAAACTAAATTTCGAGCTGTTGCTTGAGTAGTAGCTAGAGCTAATACATTACGATTTTCATGAAATAGCATTAACCATAGAGAATAACCAGCACTTAAAGTTGATATCCCTAATTGGCGAGATTTTAATATTATATTATATGGGTTTTCTTTAATAAGTCTTAAAACTTTACCCTGGAATGGGTATAAGTTGAATTGTATTCTGCCTCTTTGTGGGTGTTGGATGTAGCAGTACTTTTTCATAAAATACACAGGATCAGTAGCGCATTTTATATATTCTTCTTTTAATATCTTTTTAAGATCACTCATTTACCCAATTTCCAATAAAACTTACCCATTAGAGCTAATTTAAAATTTCTATTAATCCCAACTCCTAAACCTATTGCTGTTCTTTTTTTAGATTTAAACAATCCTTCAGCACCAATATAAGTAAAATTGGTGGTTGTTCCACCTACTCCTATACCTGCATAAAATTCTCTTACATTAATTACAGTTTCATTTGTAATTGTTATTGTAGGATAAAGAATATCATATTTAATATTTCTTACTTTTATCTTATTTTCAGTTATCGTATCATTTATAGTAATAGTAACACTATCATTTGATATTACATCTGAGTAGTAGTAGGATGCAAAGTAGTCTTTTAATATTTCTGCTGTATCTATATTTTGGTTATTTTCCCTCCATACTGTATCAGTGTGGATAGTGATTCTATCCTTCCACTTAGGGACATAATTATTAATTACTTTAGTGATAGTATCCCACTTAACTTCAGTTTTGGTTATTACTACGGGTTCGGGTTGAGTTTTGGGGTTACACCACCGCAATAATAAAACCACTATAATCAATACTGCTATAATTATAGTTCTTATATCTGTGAAGGGGTTTTTCAAATTGTTTAATTTAATTCTTGATTTTTATCCATGTCTGAAATACTATCATCATACTTATCCATAAGTTGAGTTTTTTCAGTAGTCATCTTTTTTAACTCTTTGGTAATTTTTTCTCTTTCAGCTCCCTCAGATTCTTTGTACTCTTTTGCTTTTGCCTTCATATCTGTAATGAGAGTATCAAGTTTTGATTTGATGTCTGTATCACCACCACTTTTAAGTTTTCGAGGAGTTTTAGATTTTATTATAGCTTTTGTTGCTTTTTTAATTTCTTTATCAGTTGCGTCTTTTGTAGTAGTCATTGTGCCGCTAGAGGTAGAATATGAGATTTCACTCTTTTCATCCTTTTTGTTCTTTTTAGGAGCTTGTTTTTCTTTTTTAGCACTTTTAACCTTTTTAGGAGCATTTGGATCTGCTTTACGTCCTCGTTTACCAACTTCAAACTCAATAAAATCTGCTAGGTCTTTTTCAAGTACTCCTCTAGATTTAGGGTTGTTATAAGATGCTACATCCTTACCAGTTTCTTTAGAAAGTGCTTTATAATCAATTTCACCCTTTTTTTCTAAAGTGTCAAGAGTGTTATATAAAGCTGTCCCAACTTTATATTTTTCTTTAGCTTTCTTTAAAGCCGCTTTAGCAGCACCTTTATCACCCTTAGTTTTATAAAAGGTAGC